AACATATAGTATATAATATAAGTACAAAGAAATAAAAGAGAGGTAAACAAAATGAAGGAAGCAATGTATAAAAGATACGCAAATCAAAAACCAGTAGGAGAGGCATATATCAGTGGTACTTTTGGACTTCAGGTTTACGAACCTGATGAAAATGATAAAATGGACTTTGAATTAATTTATGAATAACTCTTGACAATATCATATAACATATGTTATAGTATATTCAAGAAATGAGGTAAGGTATTATGAAAAAGGAAACATTCAAATTAATTAGAAAGTATTATAATTCAAATTTGCAAATAGGTATGCCAAAGGAACAGTTTAAAACAAATATGTGTGGCTTCCTGAATGCCTTGTATTTTATGGATATGATTGACAGCAATGATTATTGCAAAGTTATTAATCATATCAAAAAAGGTACAAAGCTAACAGCAAAAGCTATGAAATAAGAGATACGCAACCCCTGATTGCTATCTAATAGACTGACTCAAGAGATTGAATCCAGAGGTAAAACCTCTAAAAAGGAGAATAAAATGGAAAAGAAAGAATTACGTGAACAGTATTACAAAGCGGTTGAGAAAACGATTGAAATTACTATGGATGGTTTTGAGAATCTTTCGGATGACTTTGAAAAGGTTAACCGTGTATGGTATCTAGGCAAAATTGAAGATTTGGTTACAAATATTACCTGTATGGGTTTGATTGAAAATCAAATGTATTCAAATTTATATGAAGAAATAGAACAGGCAAAGCGAAAGATTAAAGAGTCAATGGAAGAAGGTGAATGATATGCGTTATTTTCTAGCTTGTGCATTCTGTTATTCATTACAGGCATTAATTGAGGTAATAGCTGTAACAGGATTAATTCATGAGGTAAGAGAATGGAACAGGAAATGACTTTCGCACAGCATCTGTGGCAATTAGTTAGTATAATTGCAAATCACGCTGTAAAAGAGCATTACACTGACAATGGCGCTGATTTTGAAGCATTGGAAGAAATTAAGCAGTGCGCAAAGGATTTGAGCAAGTATTCACATGACTATGAATATGTTTATAGGCACGCTGAAGAAGTACAGAAGTATATCATAAATAAAACAGGAAGGGGTGAAGAACATGAACATGATAACAATGGTTGACGATTATAACGGTATTCTGTTAGACAGTCAAGGCAACACAAGCAATATCACAATCAATGGAGACCTGATGTTCAATTCAAGAACAGGTGAGTTTGTGAATGTGATTAGAAATGGTTACAGTAATATCATGACAGACTTCAATGGTGAAGTGTATAATGTACAGTACAGAAAGTGAGGTATAGAAAATGAGAAACATTGAAAAGTATAAGGACATTATAATAGATAATACGGATGTATGTTCTATTAACAGATTATTACTTAAAAAGAATATTAAAGGTTTTTGTTCAGGGTATTCTTGTGAAGGGTGTAAGGAACGCGCTATTAAATGGCTGCTTGAAGAATATGAAGAGCCAGTACTGGATGAAGTAGAAAGAAAGTATCTGTCAGACGTAATTAAGCCTTTCGGACACAGGGTATCATATATCGTTAAGAGAAAGAACGGAAGTGCCTATTATATTGCAATTATAGTTAATAATTTTGATGTAATGAATTTACCGTATTTTACACGCAATACAATGTATAAAGGTATGACAGTAGGCAGAAATTATAAATTAAAGGAGTTGGGTTTATGAAAGTAACAGATGATAAGATTTTAGCAGTATTCAGACTACAGGTTAGCGGTAAAGAAGCGTGTATCACAATTACAAGAGTATCAAAGTGCTACAAGTTAACAAGAGTCATTGATACAGACGTTTACATCCAGTACTATGCAAGACTGTCACAGGCATATGATGTTATGATGAAAATGATTGGTGACTTGAAATAAGTTCTTGACTTATATCACAGCTTATAGTATACTATATAAGTAATAGAAAGAGAGGTGACAGTATGAAAAAGAACCGAGTGAATGTGACTACAAAGGCAATGCTTGCAAGCATGGTAGATATTGTTTCGCGTGAAACAGCGCTTGACATATTTGTTACAAAACAGGAAGATACAGATTTTGAATTGAAAGTAGGAAACAGAATCGTAACGACTGGGACAAGAAAGTACCTGTATAACTTCCTTAAGGATTTGAGAGTTATCTACCCACTCATGCAAAAGGGCAGTATGAATAAGTAATGAAAGGAGAGTATATTATGTTAAACATTACAAAATTCAACAACACACAGAAGAAGGTATTCGACATCGACCTGAAGAAGGTAAGCACATGGATTAAAGCAAAGGATTTACATGGAAAGACAGTACAAATCGTAGCTATTGGCTGGCACAAATCAGACAAGGCAAACTATGGTGACTCCGTGTTTGCTGTAACAGCTGACAATAGAGGTATCAACTTGCCATCATGGACTAAGGATACAGTAGAAAAGATTCTTGCTGATGAACCAAGTGTTGAAGAAATCAAGGCTGGAAAGGTAGCAATTCACTTCAGCGAGTATAGAACAAAAGGCAATGTATCTACAACAAACATTGAATTTGTAGAAGTGACAGCTGATATCAACGCAAGTGATTTGCCATATTAAAAGATGAAGGTAACTGTTGAGTTACCTTCTTATGTAAGAGTATAATTAGATTATATTCTTACATAAGAAAGGAGTACATATGGCAAGAAAGAAGAACTACACCAAGAGTGCAATGAGAGCATATGAGAAAGCATTCAGGAACTTGCAGACAGCACAGCGAAAGAGCTTCAAGTTCCTGAAGAGTACAGTCAAAGCCTTTGAGACAAGACTGAGCAGAATAAAGCAAGGTATCGCAACAAAAGGTGATGTGAATTATCTGAAGCAGTTCTCAACTGAAAGCAAGGCTATCAGCAAGGCTAGAAGCTATGTGTCTGATGATGGCAGAAAGATGAGTGTAGCACAGGGCAAGCTGATTGAACGTAGAAAGGTACAGGCATTGAGACAGCAGACAGTCAAGAATGTTGATGAAATCAAAGATTTGCTGAACAGCTATCCTGATACAGCTGTTTCTGTTCGTGGTGATATTCTTGATTTTACTGAAAAGGATGCTGTCATTGATATGTTGGATGCATTCGTAGACCTGAGAAGAAGGGATATGAATGAAGGTGAATATTCTTATCTGCTTGGTCAGGCTAAAGACCTGGTGTATGCAAGCAATCAGTCACAGGTCAATGATATCTTCAGATACATGGAGTCACGTCTTAGAAATATGATTGATAATGATATTAAGATTGAAGTCACAGATACAGAAATGAGTACCATAGGCACACCTTACGAAACAGGGGATGAAGAAACATAGAAAGAGTAAGTACTGATGAAACACGTAACAACAAAGCATATCTATGCGTGTGACTTTGAGACAAGTGTCTATGAAGGGCAGATACATACAGAGGTATGGTCAAGTGCAATGGTAGAACTGGGAAGTGAAGATGTAAAACTGTTTGGAAATATTAAAGATACATTTGAATATATCTATCACAGCAAGAGACCGTGGGATGAGTTCATACTTTACTACCATAACCTGAAGTTTGACGGTGCATTCATTGTTGACTGGCTTCTGAAGAACAGATTCACAGAGAATCACAAGGCAAAAGAGAGAGGAACATTCAACACTGTAATATCAGACATGGGGCAGTGGTACATGATAGTCATAAACTACAAAGGCGTGAAGATAACTATCAGGGATTCACTGAAGCTGTTCCCATTTACTTTAAAACAGGTGGGCAAGGCATTCAATACAAAGCACCAGAAAACTGACATGGAATACACGAACAAATTCAGTCTAGCTGACTGCAGTGAAAGTGATATTGAATACATCAAGAATGATGTACTTGTACTGAAGGAAGCATTGGAATTCATGTTCGGTGAAGGTCATGACAGGCTGACGATTGGAAGTTGCTGCCTTGCAGAATATAAAAATCTGATTGGGGCTGACTGGGATAACTGGTTCCCTGACTTGACAGAGTATACACTTGACGAACGTATCTTTGGTGCAGGCAATGCTGATGAGTATATCAGAAAAAGCTATCACGGTGGATGGTGCTATGTAGTTCCTGAAAAGACAAACATGATAAAGTACAGAGGACTGACAGCAGATGTAAACAGTCTGTATCCATCCATGATGCACAGCGAAAGTGGTAACAGATACCCAGTAGCAGAACCGCACTTTTGGTACGGAAATGAGATACCCGAAAAGGCAATAGAAGATAAAAAATACTTCTTCATTACGATTGAATGTTCCTTCCGAATCAGGGAAGGGTATCTTCCATTTATTCAGATAAAGGGTTCACCATTCTATCATTCTACAGAGTGCCTGAAGGATTCACGACCTACAGTAAATGGTCAGAAGGTAATGAACGGATATGACAGAAACGGTAGAGAGTTTACAGACAGGGTAAGACTGACACTGACGTGTACAGACTACAGGCTGTTGCATGACCACTATGAAGTCTATGATGAAGTGATACTTCACGGATGCTGGTTTCATACTGAAATAGGTTTGTTCGATATCTACATCAACAAGTACAAGGAAATCAAGCAGAACAGCAAGGGGGCAATGCGTACACTTGCGAAACTGTTCCTGAACAATCTGTATGGCAAGATGGCAAGCAGTGACGTGAGCAGTTATCAGCGACCTTATATTGAGAATGGTGTACTGAAGTTTGAACTGGTGGAAGAACACAAGAAAAAGGCTGGCTACATTGCGGTAGGAAGTGCAATCACAAGCTATGCAAGAAACTTCACAATCAGAAGTGCACAGATGAACTATTATGGAGAACATAAAAGAGGTTTTATCTATGCTGACACTGACAGTATTCACTGTGACCTTGCACCTGATGAGATAAAGGGTATCAAAGTACATCCTACCAACTTCTGTTGCTGGAAACTTGAAAGCAGTTGGGATAAGGGCATATTTGTCAGACAGAAAACATACATTGAACACGTAACACATGAAGATTTGGAACCAGTAGAAAAGCCATACTACAATGTAAAGTGTGCTGGGATGCCACAGACGTGCAAGAATATATTCATTGATGAAATGGAAAAAGGTGAAAAGACAATGAAGGACTTTCATGCAGGACTGAAGCTGAGTGGTAAACTGCTACCGAAAAGAATTGACGGTGGTGTAATACTGGTTGACACTGACTTCACAATGAAGTAAATTATATGGGTATCACATCCTGCTTATCAATCATTGGGTGGTGAGGAATAGCACGCCTTAAGTGGTGCCTTGCCACTGTCGGACAGCTAACCGCATGAGCGATACAGGGTGAGTCGATACATACAGAAAAAGAGTATTGGGTCTTACCCAGTACTCTTTTTCTTTTGCGTTTCATAAATAAGGAGGTACTCAATGAAAAAAACATAACGTCAAGCCAAAGCAGACAGAGAGTGTGTACCTTTCGGTACAATAATATTATACACTATATCTGCTTGTAGCACAACATATTTATGATAGCATTTTTACATTCCTGATTCTTGAAACGGAAACATCCATGGTCAAAGAAGAACCGCAGTTTGGTAATGTATTCATTGTAGCGTGACAGAAGCACATAGTTGATATCATGACTTTCAAGGTCAAGTGCTATCTTGTTTTTGAATGTCTCGTCAACACTGTCTGATACATAGACAATGTTGCTGTCAGGGTATTCACGTACACCGTACTCTTTGCCTTCAAATCTCAGGGTAAACAGGTAGTAGCTTCTTCCAGTCATTTTTGAAATGAAAGCAGAGTTGTCATTCAGGTATGTAGCAGTCGTTGCATATCTGTCATACTTGCTGTCATTGAAAGCCTGATGGAATGCTGACTCACGCATAGCCTTTGATGCACTTTCGTTGTATCCCTGCTCAAGAACAAATCCATTGCCACGAAGGAACTTTGTTCTCGTTGAAAGACGTTTTGATATTCCCATTGCAACGTAGTACGGATTGATAACGGATACAGTATTTGAAAGCATATAGACAGGAAGGTAGCGTGTCTGCTTGCCATTACCACGTGCGATAGAGTCGTGAATAGACATGAACTTGTTGACTTCATTGTTACAGTAGTGATTTGTCTCGGACTGAAATTCGTCAAATAGCATTGCTTCAGCATCCGAAAAAAGATGTGAGTTACGTTTGATTTGGTCAGCACTGTTCAGTGAGATTGCATAACCGCAGGAACACCCAGTGTTGTCTCCATCATCATATTTTCTGTCAACGAGATACAATTCATGGTAGATTCCTTTGGAACGTGATTCAGACCGCATTTCATACAGAGGGAAAAACAGCTTCTGAATGTCTTTGAAGAACTTCTCAGCGCAGTCGTCCAGTTCATAGTTGAAGCGGTAAAGAAGAATGAACTTGGCACCTGATTTGAGGTAGCGGTTGACAAGCAGTCTGCCGAAGTAAGTAGTCTTACCCGCTGTACGGTTTGATGTTACCATGAATATTTCAGGAGTATTGCCATTGATATCTTTCATTGAAAGTAGTTTAGTTCCATCATAATAAACAGTTTCCATATAAATATACCATCCTTTATGTTATAATTATATCATAGAAAGGATACATTATAAACTATGGAAGATCTGATTAAAATGATTCAGATGAATGAAGGGGCAATTGCGGTAATGAGCATTGCAATTGCACTTGACATTGTCACAGGTATTATCAAAGCAATTCTTTCACACGATTTGAAGTCGAGTCGATTCAAGGAAGGTATGCTGAAGAAGTGCTTTGATTATATTCTTGTGGTAATTGCTTTCTGTCTTGACTACATTCTAAAGGTCAGCTATGTGAGCAACGCTACACTGTACTGTCTGATTGCAATGGAGTTCTACTCGTGCATTGAGAATTTAAGAGAGTATGTTCCGATTCCTGAAGCATTGTCTAATGCTTTGAATGTACTTCAGAAGCAGAATGATACACCAAAGGCGGATACAGAAGTGAATGATACACCACAGGACATGGAAGAAAGTGAGGAGTAGATTATGAGTGTACTTAGAATTACAGAGCCTGACTACACGAACAGATACTATCGTCATGTAAGTTCAGGCGGAGTGAATGAATGTATCAGAGTGAATGGCACTTCATGCCTGCCGAACTGTGTTGGTTATGCTTGGGGTGCATGGTATGAAATGATGGGTGTAAGACCCAAGCTGTCTAGAAGAAATGCAAAGGAGTGGTACGGCTATACAGCTGACGGATACAGAAGAAGCAGTGTTCCTGAACTTGGCGCAGTTGCCTGCTGGAATGGAAGATACGGTCATGTTGCAATTGTAGTCGGTATATTCAAAGATTATATCGTTGTTGCACAGTCCAACTATGGCGGTAACAGATGGGAAAAAGTAAGATGTTACAAATACGGCAGAGGATACAAGTCACATGGTGGCAATACAGCCTTTCAGGGATTTATCTGTCTGCCTGACAAGTACAGAGTTACAGTAGCAGACAAGGCAACAAATTCTTCAGGTGGAAATGTCAAGACATGGAACCTTTCAGGTATCTATGGCAGGAAGCCTAAAGTGTTTACAACGAAGTGCGCATTGAATATGCGTGACTACCCAAGTACTACTGGCAAGGTAAAGGAAGTAGCACCTAAGGGAAGAAAGCTGTACTACTACGGCTATGGTGCAAAGGTAGGAAATATCTGCTGGTACTATGTACAGGATGCTGTAACAAAGAAGGAAGGCTATGTGTATGGTGGCAAGTACAACAGTGGTGTAGCGCCATATCTGAGAAATGCAAGACCATGATGTTTCTAGTACTGACATTGATTGGACTGATGATTTATCTAGACTACATGCTTGCATGTTTTCTCAGTCTGTTAGAAGAGGAAGAAAGACATGAGTTATACACCAAGAACAAGCGCTCCGAGTAGCGGAGACCCACGCTGGACAAAAATTGGATACGGTGGCTACAACGCACAGATTCTAGGAAGTCCAAGAGCATGGAGTGGTTCCGTACTTGCAAACTGTACAGGGTATGTACACGGAAGATGGATGGAACTCGGTGGCGTAACTAGTGAGTATGACCTAAGCAATGGCAATGCAAATACATACTGGGGTCATGCTGACGGTTACGAAAGAGGGCAGGAACCTAGACTCGGTGCTGTATTATGCTTGGGTGGTGGTGGATACGGTCACGTAGCTATCGTAGAAGAGATATTCGACAACGGTGATATCATGGTAAGTGAATCGAACTATGGTAGAGCAGTATTCGAGTATGTCAGACGATACAAATCAACTGGCTACAAGCGAAGTGGTGGTACAGTAGGTGGCTTTCAGGGTTTCATCTACCATCCTAATATTTTACCACCGACTCCACCAGCACCACCTAAATACGGGCTGACAGTTGTAAACGGTAGAGCTGATTTGTATGTAGAAGAAGCTGGAACAGTCACAAATATCTATGCAGACACACCAAAAGGCGGACTGGTATTCTACAAATGGATTGCAAGTACAACAAATGGAACGATTGCAAATCCAAACATTATGAATACTACTTTCACATTCGGAAATGGAGACAATACAATTACAGCGTTATACAAGAAAAGAGACTCATTGAGTCTTATGCATTATATTTCTCCTATATCTTTTAGACGTAGAATGTGATATAATATAGGAAGAAAGGAGTTACTATGGCAGTAAGAACACGAGAAGAATTATTGAAAATCGTCCGTGACTATGCCAAGGACAATACAGACGACGCTACACTTCAACTGCTTGAAGATGTAGATGACACATTCAAGGACTTTGCTGAAAAGCAGAAAGACGAAACAGACTGGAAAGCAAAGTTTGAAGAAAACGATAAGGAGTGGCGTACAAAGTACAAAGAGAGATTCATGAGCGGTGGGGATGATGATAAGAAAGATGTCAATCCAACACCAGCTGATGAAAAGAAAGAAGAGGATGAGGATGAAAAGGAAACTTTCAATGACTTGTTCTCTGAAGAAAGGAAATAGAAACTATGGCTAAACGAGTTGCAAAGTCAACATTAAATGCTACCACACTGGATATCCTGAACGTAATCCGTAAGAACGCTGGCTATCAGTATCAGAATGATGTACCTGAAGTAACAAAGTACAGTGATATTCCTAAGGTCGGTGAAATTATCTGTGGAAACCCAGCACTGTCTAACCAGTTCCTTGATGCGCTTATCAACAGAATTGCACTTGTAGTGGTTCGCTCCGCTACATTCAACAATCCTTATGCTAGACTCAAGAAAGGTTATCTTGAATTCGGTGAAACAGTTGAAGAAATCTTTGTTGGAATTACAAAGGCAGTATACTACACACCTGAAAAGGGTGCTGAACGTGAGTTCAAACGTACACTTCCTGATGTAAAGAGTGCATTCCATGTCATGAACTGGCGTGTCATGTATCCTACAACGATTCAGGATGAAGATTTGAGACAGGCTTTCTTGTCTGTAGACGGTGTAACAGACATGATTGCACGTATCGTAGACAGTATCTACACAAGTGCAGAGTATGATGAATATCTGTTAACTAAGTATATGCTTATCAAAGCCATCTCACACGGTAAGTTTTACCCACAGTCAATTGGTGATATCACAGACCTGAAACAAAGTGCAGTGGAATTCAGAACAGCTTCAAACAAGTTGCCATTCATGAGCGACAAGTACAATGAAGCTGGTGTCAAGAATACAACACCTAAGGACAGACAGATTATCTTCATGGATGCAAAGTTCAATGCACAGTTTGATGTGAACGTACTTGCAAGTGCATTCAACATGGACAAGGCTGACTTCATGGGTGCGTTGTATCTCATTGACGACTGGGATACATTCGACAATGAACGATTTGCTGAAATCAGAGCAGAGTCTGACGGAATTGAAGAAGTCACAGCTGGTGAACTTGCACTGATGAAAGATGTCAAGGCTGTTATCGTGGATGAGGACTGGTTCCAAATCTATGACAACACTACAAAGTTCACAGAAAAGTATGTGGCAAGTGGTCTGTACTGGAACTACTTCTACCATACATGGAAAACAATCAGTAACTCACCATTTGCAAACGCAATTGCATTTGTAGCTGGTACAGCAAATATTGCATTACCTCAAACAATCACAGCTGAAATCATGAGCAAGGATGTATCTCCTGAAGCTACAGTATTCACACTTGAAGCAAAGGCAGACGGTGCAACACTTGCACCAAACACTGCTAGATTTGTTCAGACTGAAACACTTGTCACAAAGAGTATTGCAGTCAATGAATACGGTGCATTGATTATCCCAGCTTCACAGGTAGCAACTGAAATTACGCTTGTTGTTGAAATGGGTGGTGCAACATATACAGGTGGAACAACTATCAATGGTTCTTCCGCAGTAGGTGCAACAGTTACCCTGACAAAAGGCTAATCAGTAAAGAACAGATAGTATCTGTTCTTTTTTATTATGCTTTTGTATGGTATAATATAATAAGAAAGTGAGGTAGACTATGTACATTGTTCCGAATACGACAGTCTATATTTTAAATAATATCCCTCTGAATAAAAGCTATGAGCATACTGTCTATTATCCTGACAGGGATACACAGGCACAGGCTTTCATGGCTTACAAGAAATATACACTGACAGACTATTCCTATCAGCGCTCACAGCTTGGTACTATCAGAGTAGCACTGAAATATGAACAGCTGATTGACTGTAACTATCTGATGTTCAAGAATACAAACTTTGAAAACAAGTGGTTCTATGCATTTATAACAGGTATTGGATATGTAAGTAATGATGTTACTGATGTTTACTATGACTTGGATGTAATGCAGACATGGTGCTATGACTATGAGTTCATGCCGACATTTGTTGACAGACAGCACAGCAAGACAGATGCGCTGTATGAGAATACACAGCCTGAAGGTTTGGAGCTAGGTGCTGACTACAATAGGCAGGTAAAATTGACATTTGAAACCTGCAGTAGAGGAAACGACCAAGAATATTTAATACTTGCTACAACTTCACCTGAAGGAAGTCATCCAAGTGCTGGGGTAGCTGATGGCGTTATTTTTTCACTCTATCATTATCAGGGAAAGGCACAGGATGTTCTGTCAAGATTAAACACATTCATTAATAACGGACTGGAGTCAAACATTGTGGCTATTTACACATGCCCTGATCATTTAGTTTTGACAAAAAATTATACTAGGGACAATACAATGGGTTCCGAATATACACCAAGGAACAAAAAATTACTATGTTACCCGTTTAGTTTTATAACTGTAACAAATCATCTAGGTGAAGAAATGGAACTGCATTATGAATACTTCAGAGCAAGAGATGACAAGTTACCTGATAAAGACTACAATTATTATTTTTCATGCTTAACAAGAATACTACCAGTTCCACAGTCTAATTTAACACCTGACAATTACTTGAAGTGGTATGGAACTGTTACTGGTGGTAGCGTAATTTTTGAAAAAATATCATACAATGTGTATCCTATAGGTGCATTCAGTGGAGACACATTCAAGGTATGGCTTGCGCAGAATAAGAATACATATTCTGCAAGTCTGAACGCCATTGGTAATACATACGATACAAACATGGCGATTGCTGAAAACAACTATACAATGGCTGGACTGAACGCAGCAAACGCTAGAACGAACGCACATATACAGGCTAACAGTGCATTGGCACAGGCAGAAAACAGCAACAAAGCTAGCCTTGCTGTCAACAGCGCACAGCAGTCAAACGCACTGATTGGAGATGTTGCAGGAACAGCAAACAAAATTGGTTATGGCGTTATGGCTGGACTTGCTACTTCAGGTCTTAATGTAGGTGGTGCTATCGCTGGTGGTATCGCTGGTGGTCTGCTTGGTGCAACAGAAACAATAACAAATCAGAATATCTACAATGAACAGGCTAACCAAATCAATACACAGCTTCTTAATTCACAGATTGGCAGACAGGCAAGTGAAGCTATTTCTTCCAACACTTTTCAGACAGCTATGAAGAATGCAACACTTGCACAGACAAACGCACAGCTGAGTGCATTGAATGCCTATCAGAATGCAACAGCACAGCTGATGGCAAAGAAACAGGATATACAGCACCAGCCATCAAACTTGCATGGTTCACTGATGAATGATACATGGAACGCCGAATTTAATCTTATGGGTTTCACAGTATATGAAAAATATATAAAAGTAGAATACGCCAAGCGTATTGATGCATACTTTGACAAATACGGATACGCACAGCGCTCTATGTATGTACCTGAAAGACAGAACAGAAAACACTGGAGTTATCTGAAAACAGTAGGATGCAATATCAAAGGCAATATCAACAACACTGACTTGGTAACAATCAAGACAATCTATGACAATGGTATCACAACATGGAACAATCTTGAAGAAGTAGGTAACTATACTTTAGATAACACTGTAGACAGAAATTAAAGAAAGGAAAATTATGGGAAGAAGAAAAACTAATTTTGAAGAATCGCTTTCCATGAATAACTATACGTATATGCAGTATGCGTATAGACTCATGGAGCTGTCAATATCAATGTTTGAATGGAAGAACCTTCCTGAAGGTATTGATGAACGTTTCTTGGAAATGGTATTATTTACAGACGGTCATGCTGTATTCTTCAAGGATGATGAACTTGGTGACTATCTTGCATTGCAGTGTCTTATCAATGGAAAACTGAATGTGTACCGTATCCCTATCAACAGACGTGCATTTGCTGTCAATGGTTATCAGAAACAGCTGACAGACAAGGACAGTGTGATTATCTTCAACAACATGCTACACACGAACTCATGGCTTGATGTGAAAATGTTTGCTAAACGTCTGTACAATCTAGACCGTATCATTGATGTGAATGCAAACGCACAGAAAACACCTATCCTTATCAAGGGTAATGAACAACAGCGACTGACTCTTACAAACCTATACAAGGAATATGACGGTAATGCACCAGTTATCTTTGCTGACAAGTCACTGGATATGAATGCACTACAGGTACTGTCAACTCAGGCGCCTTATGTGGCTGATAATATCTACCAGCTGAAAACACAGATATGGAATGAAGCGCTGACTTACCTTGGTATTTCAAATGTATCATTTCAGAAGCGTGAAAGAATGGTATCTGATGAAGTAACAAGGTCACAGGGTGGTACAGTTGCTTCACGTTACTCTAGACTGAATGCTCGAAGACAGGCTTGTGAACAAATCAATAAGATGTTCGGATTGAACATTGAATGTGACTTCCGTGAAGATTATCAGTTCTCTGAAGAAGTTATGGACTTTACAAAAGACAAACAGTCAGGAGAAATGGGAAATATAGGAGACGATACACATGAGTAAATATACAACTGAACTAAGATTTATATGCGAGTCATACAACACGGATACACCTAGCGACAATGGCAATGCTGAAGAAATCATTGCCATTGCTGCACCTAAGATTTTTGATTTTGATTATCCTATCTTTGATGAGTCTTATAGAACTACTCTTGAAGCAAACATACTGCGCCACTACTACACTAGAGAAATCTGCTGTGAGACAGTGGGAAGATGGAAAATGTTCCTGAGAGACCGTATGAAACTTATCATGCCGAAGTACAATCTGATGTACAAGAATCTACAGGATATCCAAGACAAACTTCTATTCACTACTGACATGACAGAAGATTATAAAGGAAATGGGTCCAACACCAACACCAACACATCTTCAGGAAATTCCACAAACAGGACCACTGGTTCAGCAAAAAATACTTCAAATACTACAAGTGGTGCTACATCCCACAGTGCTTCAGATGCATGGCAGACAGCAAATGACACACCACAGGGTGCACTGACTGGGATTGAAAACAATCAGTATCTGTCAAGCGCCACACACAACAAGGGTACTTCAGACCAGAACAGTGACTCAAACGCTACAGGTTCAAGTACTGCTGAAACTACTCAGTCTGTGACAAATGAATCTTCAAACACATCTAATGGCAGTAACAACTCTACGCAATCTTATGTGCGTAAACTGCTTGGCAAGAATGGCGGTTCAGAATATATCAATATATACAACAAACTTGTAGACAGCTACACTGACATTGATGACCTTATTATTGAAGATTTGAGTGATTTGTTCTTTCAGCTGTGGTAAAATATAAGAGAGGAAATAAAATGAACAAAATAAATAAAATAAATGTATGCTGTCAGAAAGTACTTCCACTTGTATACGACGAATCATTATCCTACTATGAAGTACTCTGCAAAGTTATTCAGAAACTGAATGAATTGATTAAAATCAATAACAACATACGTAATGAAATTCACAAGGAATATGTTGAAATACTTGAAGCAGTAAAAACTGTAACTGAAACAGTTGCTTCTGTAACTGCTATGCGTGATGAAGTACTGACACTGAAACAGGCTACTGAGCAGTATGCAAATGATGTTGCTACTGTCTACAATCAAACTGTAGAAGCTCGTGACACTGCGATTGCTAAAGCAAATATTGCGGAACAGTCAGCTACTACAGCGACAGAAAAGGCAAACATTGCTCAGACTAGCGCAACTACAGCTACTGAAAAGGCTGACATTGCTGTTCAGTCAGCGACTACAGCGACACAGAAAGCTAACAGTGCTTCACAGTCTGCTACAGTAGCTACTACAAAAGCAAGCGAAGCACAAACAAGCGCTAATAATGCGAAACAGTATGCTGATGAAGCTAAAGCATCAGCTGGACTTGTAGGACAAGATGTTATACAGCTGAAGCAAGATATAAGAAATCTACAATCTTCTGTTAGTGAAAATACTTCAGATATCTCATCACTTACTACAAAAGTTGATAACAATACTTCAGATATTTCATCACTTACTACAGAAGTTAATAACAATAGTTCTAGAATTACAACCTTGAATCAGATGTTTACTGTATATTGGAAAACACTTTATCCAGTAGGTTCTATCTATATCAGTACAAATAGTGCTTTCAATCCTAATACAAGTTGGGGTGGTACATGGAGAAAGACTGCTAATGGGCGTTGCTTGATTGGTGCGAATGATACCTATCCTTTAGGTTCTACAGGTGGTGAAGAAGCACATTATCTAACTGGAAATGAAATGCCACCTCATGGGCACACTGCGGGTAAAGTATATAACTACAAATTAAGCAACTATGGACTTAAAGCAGATGCATGGAATAAGGACGGAGACCAGGTTCTATGCATTGACCAGACAAGTGCATCGAGTTCAACATCTAGCGATATTTTACACACAAATGCAGAAGGTGGAGGTGCAAGTCATAACAACATGCA